AGGGAGCTGACGTCTTTCGGAGAGGTTTGGATCAGGGTCAGCCACTTGGACATCTGCTCTTTTCCAAAGATATTAGAAGCGGCTTCCAGTTTCTCCTGGTCGGAAAGGCCGGAAAAGGCTTTGTTCAGGTTCTTTAAGACATCCGGCATGGATTTGAGCGTTCCGTTGTCGTTAAAGATGGAGTAAGTTTGGCCGGTGGATAATTTCAGATGGTCCATGGCGACTGCTCCAGACTTGGCAGGGGAGGCTAGCCGGGCAAGACCAGTCTTTAAGGCGTTCGCACCTTCAGAACCAGAGATACCGGCATTTCCAAAGACGTCGGTGATGGTCGCTAAGTCTTTTACATCCCAGCCGACCGTCTTGCAGATTGGGCCTGCAACAGAGATCGCTTCAAAAAGCTCTGACGTGTTGGTGTTTGCCTGCGCCTGGGCCTTTGCCAAAATATCTGAGTAGGAGGCAGCTTCTGAAGAGTTCGCACCAAACATCTTCATGGCGTTTCCAAGGCCTGATGTCACTTCAGAAAGATCTGTACCGGTGCCTGCCGCAAGGTTCATGGCAGGGGTGAGCATATCGGTTGCCTGCTTTGCCGTAAAGCCCTGACGGGCAAAATTCAGTGTCGCGTCCGCGGCATCCTGCATCCCGAAAACAGACGACTTCGCAGACTCTCCAATCTGATTCCATAGGCCCTTAAAGTCAGAAGCGGAATTTGCCGTGCTTCCCATGGTCTGCTTGACCAGGTTAAACTGCTTATCGACATTTCCGTAGGAGTTTACTGCAGCCGTCGCTCCGGCGACAACAGGGGCCGTGAAGCCAACCGTCATCTTTTCACCGGCATCAGACATCTTCTCACCGACAGACTTTACCTTTTCACCAGCGGCGGCAATCCTCTGTGAAGAGACGGACCCGAAGCTCTTGGACTCCTTTTCCAGGCTTTTAAGTTTGGATTCTGTTTCTGCGATTTCCCTCTGGAGGGCGTCATACTTGTCCTTGCCGAGACTTCCGTTTTCCATCTGCTGCTTGGCCTGGACCTGGGCATTCTTTAATCCTTCCAGCTTCTCTTTTGTCGCATCGATGGATGCCTTCAGCAGCTTCTGCTTCTGGGTAAGGAGCGTGGTGTTCTTCGGGTCAAGCTTCAGGAGCTTGTTTACATCCTTGAGGGAGGACTGCGTGCTGCGGATCGTGCTGTTGACGGACTTCAGCGCTTTCTCAAGGCCTGTGGTGTTTCCTCCGATTTCAACCGTGATTCCCTTGATTCTGCTAGCCATTGATTTTCACCTCCTTCAGGGCAAAATAAAAGCACCTCCGAAGAGATGCTTTTAACTATGAGATACTTTCAAATAATTATAAATACGAAATACCGAATAGAGTGAACACAGTTTCACTATTTAGTTACTCATCGACTTAATAGTACCGGATAATTCATCCAAGCACGATATCGTCTTGTTATATTTCTTTGAAACCTGATTAGAGAATTCATCTTCGCTCATCTTAGGGAAACTGTCTACCTGGTTATAGAATGAAGAAACAGCAGAATTTGTCTCTTCGATTGTTTTATAATAGCTTCCCCAACCATCCGGATAATTTTTCAGGTCAGTATAAAGACTCTCCATCTTCTGATACTGACTTTCCATTTTATCGTACCTTGGTTTAAATGTGCTATTTTCCCACCATTTGCCATTTAAAGAGTCCCAGTTATCCTGAATTTTATTAGCCTGAATTCTAGTGGTATCTGTGCACTTATATACCATGTTATAATACGATTTCATATTCGAATAATACGCATTCTGCTCCGCCGCAATCTGGTGATTATTATAGGCTCTTATGCCGATCAGAGCTACTATAATAATTACTATCGCGCTGATAATAATGACTTTCTTATTTTTCTTTTTTGCCTGTTTTGGAGCATTAGCAGTCGCAATGCCTTGACTTAGATTAATAGGTTCTTTTTTGTCTCCCGCTACATTTGCTGCAGTTTCAACAGCTTGATCAGGTTGACTTTCGTTTATCTGCTCCTCATGTATAATTGGTGCGCCACAATGAGGACATACATCTGCCTTGTCGGACACCATTCCACCGCACTCACTGCATTTTATTAGTGCCATAATACTCTCCTTTTCTTTAAATACCGTCAATGAAAGCAACTCATAACGTAAATTAAGATTATTATAGCATATTTGCTGAATTCGGAACTAAAATAAATGCAGAAATAAAATTGAATACAGAATATTGGTTAAAACCGATCAAAATCTTCCTGCGTCGCAAGCCTTCTATACTTCACACCGTCATTTGCTTTCTCTGTCCAGATGTCAAGGACCAGGCCGATGGAAAGAAGGTCGAGGTCTCTAATCGAGATTCCAATTTCTATGCAGCGCAGAAGAAATAGCGGGGTGGTCATTTCCCGCTCACTTCTGCGCGTCCTTTTTTTGCCTGCACATCTGTCACAAGGTTGCTTCCCCAAAGCTCCAAGATCTCCGGGAGAACCTGATAGATCGAAAACATCTCGAACTGGTCGAGCCACTCGTCGATGGTCTTTGGAATCGACGGATCCGCATGGTAAGCCATGATGTAGGCGACGTTTTCAAAAATCTCAAGATCATCGATTTCAAGTTCTTCGGAGTCTGTCGTTTTAGCCCGGTAGGACTTTTCCAGCTTCGACAGGTCTTTAAAGATATCCCGCTTGAATTTCAGCCGGTAGATTCTTGGAATCGCAGCTGAAGAGCGGAAGGTGACCGGCTTTCCGCTGATTTCGATTGTCTTTTCAATCATAAGCTTTCTCCTTTACTGCCCGGAAGAAGACGAAGAAGCGGAAGATGCAGCTTTCTCTGTTGGAACGTAGACTGCTTTATACCATCCGTCATAGACAGTCGCATCTGTAGTGTCTCCTGATCTTGCTTTGACCAGGCCGTCTGAACTCGGGTCTGCCGTAATGGAAAGTTTCTCAGTTCCAGGCTCGATCGTGTCTTCTTTTGTTTCTGACTCAAGTGATGGGCGGGAGGCGGTGCAGTAATAAAGGACGTGGCGGATGGAGTTGACGTCTCCATCAAACTCAAAGAGTAAAGCGAACTTTACCGTATCGGTCAGGCCGCTCTTTTCCACCAGCACGCCCTTACTGTCCAGTTCTTCTTGCAGAATCTCTGTCCGAAACCACTCTGGAATCAAAGCAAGCTCAAGGTCTCCGGAGTATCCGTTATTGGTGATGGAGCGAAAGTAGACGATGCCGTCTGCATAGAAGGCTTTGGTTTCGCCCTCTGCGTCCAGGCTGATCGACACGGCTCCTGGGATTGCTTTTGGAGCTGCATAAGTGAAGCTAGACACGCCGTCCGTTACGGTTTCTGTCAGCTTTGCCGCGTAGACATTTTTCAGGTTATATTTGACTTTATTTCCCATAGCTTAAACCTCCAATTCGTAAAGGACTTCATAGAGCTTTTCCGACTCGATATAGACTTCGGTCTTGTCATAGAAGAGGCCATGCGTCGTCAGCACGCGCTCAATGTTTTCCTCTTGCTCCGGGTTCTTTTTGTCCGTGTAAAGCTCGATATGAAGCACGTGGATTTTCTGATAGGCGATGCCGTCTGCCGCGAAGTTGTCGCTCTCGGGAAGAAGAAAGCAGAGAAAGGGCGGGGCAGGGGAGAAGCCTTCTTCAAAATGATCATAAGCAAGAGGAAGCTCCGTTTCTTCCAGCATCTCTACAATCTCGTCATAGTTCATGTCAGCCTCCTTTTAGTTTCTGTTTAATCAGCTTTTCAAGCTCCTCGTTTCCCTTCTGTTCAGCCGGGGCGATGTGAGGCATGGCCGCGACTCTGCCTCCGCCTCGCTTGGCGTGGCCGTGCTCAAGGAGGTGGGCAATCTGGTAGCGGTTTCTCGAGTGGACGACGAGGTTGATGCTGTCTGCGGTTTCGCTTACCTTCTTTACTGACCAGGAGCGCTTGTATTTTCCGGTTCTTACCGGAGCAGAATCCCGGATATCGGTCCTCACGTCTTTTGCGGTTTTCCTGACCGCGTCCTTCAGATCATCCGAAGCAAGAGAAGCGTATTCTTCTAGCTCCTTTATGATGGCGTCTTCCAGCTGATCAATTGAGACTTTCTTACTCATAGCTTTTCTCCAGACTGCAGTTAAACTTTATGGAGTTTCTTTTATATCCCATGGGGTTTACGTAGGTAATGTTGTAGGTCCTGCCCTCTGCCAGGATCCGGTAGTGGGTGGAGTCGACCTTTGACAGCTCCGTGCACCAGCGGCAGGTAAAGTCTAAGGATTCTTCTGGCCGAATGACCTCGGTATCGGTTTCTGATCCGGTGGACGATCCAATGGTCGCGTAACAGGCAAAGTAATCCGTCCAAGAGGCACTTTGGTTCTTGTATTTGTCCGTTACGATTTCGTTCTTTTGAAACAGGATGGGGACTCTGAGTGATGCGATATTCATTAAAACTGCTCCTTTCTTACGCCAAAGAGAAGGGCGCGAAGGGTCTGGTTCAGCTCATTATGATCGGCTTCCTCCCGGTGTTCGTAGAGGTAGGCGATGCAGTAGAGAATGGCGATTCGAATTCGGATCAGAATCTTTTCTTCACTTGCTTCCCACTCTTCATCTGAGAATCTTGCGATGTCCTGGACCTGCCTGGTGGCTGCCCCGATCAGGCTTTTGATCAGGTCATCTTCGTCACTAGAGCTTACACGTAGGTAAGTTTTCGCTTCTTCCAGGGTAATTTCCATAGGATGCCTCCAAACAAAATTTGCTGCCCAAGGAAATCCTCAGGCAGCAGAAAAAGTTAACCTGCAGCTTTTACCGAAAGGCCTCTTACTGCTTCTGGAAGGATCAGCTTTCCATCCACACGTTCAGACGCGAGAAAGCCGATCTGTCCGTTTGCTGCGTAGAGCTCAGACAGCCTCTTGAAGGATCTTCCCTGACGGTCTGCAATCCAGTAGTAGGAGAAGTCCCCAAAGAGGAGCGGAACGTTTCCTGCAGCAAGCTCCGGTGCGTAAATGCTGGTTTTGTACGGACGGTTTAAGATCATATCCGGCTGACCAGCGGTAACTGCCGGCTGCCAGATATAGTTGCTGTTTCCATCTTTGATCTTGCGGAGGGCCTTTACCGTGGAGTCGTTTAAAATCCAGACCGCGCTGTTTCGATAGACGCTCCGAAGTGAGTGGAAGACGTCCATCATGGCATCAAAGTTGATGCTTGTATTGCTGATTTCTGTCAGGGCTTCCTTGCTAGCTGCGACTTTGGTAAAAACGCCTTCCGGCTTCTTGCTTCCGTCACCAACAAGGAAGGCTTCTTCCTCAGCAGCACCGATACGGCGGGCAAACTCTGTTGAGATGTAACCTTCCAAATCAAACACCGAGTCGTTCATCAGCTCTTCGGATACCTTGATCGCCGTTCCCAGCTTATATGCTGAAAGCGTGATCTGATCAAAGGTATCGTCAGACTCTGGATAAAGTCCGTTTTCATCCATCCAGGACGCGGTGCCGTGAGAGGCAACGATCGGAATGGTGTGGGTGCCGGTCTGGGTCTGAATCACATGAGCAAGGGAACGGAAGAAGTTCTCGTCGGTAAGTGCCTGGAGAAGCTGCCTCTCATATTCATCCGGGACCAGGTATCCTCCGTTAGCGTCTGTTCCAACTTCCAAAACGTTATTGATATCAAACCAGTTGCGTCTTCTGATGGAGTCCCAGAAGGCGGTTTTGTAGGCTTTCGAAGAGGTTCCTTTCTTCTCTTCTGGCTCTGCCTTTACGCCGGGCTTTGAGGTGAGAGGGGAAGAGGTCGGCTGATTTAACATCTGATCAATCTGTTCCTGCCTCTGCAGGCGCTCAATGTCTTTTGTCAAATCCGTAACTTCTTTTTCCATTTTCTCGTAAGTTGCGGCATCTTCCTCGGATACGTTTCCACCATTGTCCGAATGCGTATCAAGGAATTCTCTTGCCGCGTTCCAGGCCTTGGCTCTTTTCTCCATGAGATCTAAAATCTTAGTCATTGTAGTTTCCTCCTTAATGTGAGAGAAGCGCCAGGCGCTTCTTTAGTGAATCAACAGGTACCGATGGTGCTGCCGTTTTCTTTGGGGTCAATTTCAGAAGAAGGGAGTCTGTGACGGCTTTTCTGGAAAACAGCATCTCTGGATCATCTTCTTTTTCCGTTTCTCCTTCAGAAAAAAGAATTTCATCCGCAAACCCCAGCTTCTTGGCTTCTTTTGCATTCATCCAGGTTTCTGCGTCCATGAGCTGGGAAATCTTCCGCCTCGAGAGGCTCGTCTTAATCTCATAGGCGTTTATGATGGATTCCTTGACTTCTGAGAGCATGTCAATCGCTTTCTTCATCTCATCCGAATCTCCAATCGCAACGGTCATCGGGTTATGGATCATCAGCATGGCAACAGGGCTCATGCAGACCTTTGTTCCTGCCATTGCGATAACAGACGCCGCTGATGCGGCCAAAGCGTCGATCTTTACCGTAACATCATATGGGTAATCCATCAGCATGTTGTAAATTGAGGCAGCGGCAAAGACGTCGCCTCCAGGAGAGTTGATCCAAAGGGTGATGTTTCCCTTTCCACTGCCCAGTTCATCTTTAAAAAGCTTCGGCGTGACTTCATCTCCAAACCAGGTTTCATCGGAAATTTCTCCGTTTAGGTAGAGGGTTCTTTCGCTTCCAAAGGAATCTGGAGTTTCGTTTCTTATCCAGTTCCAGAACTTTCTTGTCATAAAGCTTTGCTCCTTTCCTGGATCCTCGCATCTGTCTGCTCCGGCTCCTCATTTGTTTCCTGCTTCTTTTCACTCTCTTGCTCCTCTGTGTTTTGACTCTGCGTAGATGCTGCAAAAATGCCAGCATCCTTGAGTTTCGTCATGTTGCCGTTGATGAGGTAAAGGTTTCCACCTTCTTCTTCCGGGATCCGGTCTAAGTTTTCGAGCTCACGGATATCGTTTGCGCTCATCCAGCCATTCTGCCTTCCAACGGCGTATCCGTTCATGCGGCTTTGGTAGTCTCCACGAAGAAGCCCGTCCACGTTGAATTTAAAGAAGTAGTCCTTCTTTTCTTCTGGGCGGAGGAGAGCACGCTGCATGGACTGTTCCCACCGGCAGACCCAGGGGTCCAGCGTGTATTTTACAAACTCAAGAGACTGCTGCTCGATGTTACTGAAGCTGGATTTTTCGAGGTCCCCAATCATATGAGGAGGAATCCGAAAGATCCTTGCGATCTCATCGATCTGAAACTTTCTTGTCTCAAGAAACTGCGCCTGTTCAGGAGAAATGGAGATCGGCGTGTATTTCATGCCTTCTTCAAGGACGGCCACTTTGCTAGAATTGGCACTGCCTCCAAAGGCAGAGTTCCAGCTCTGCCGAACGCGCTCCGGATCTTTCACAACGCCTGGATGTTCTAGGATTCCTCCTGGCGTCGCGCCGTTCGCAAAGAACTTGCTTCCGTATTCTTCTGTCGCAATGGCTAGGCCGATTGCGTTCTTGGCCATCGCGATGGGAGAATAGCCAACCAGGCCATCAAAGCCTAAACCTGGGATATGAAGAACGTCCCGAGGGGAAAGCCGAACGAGAGAACCCTTCATCGTGTGTGCTTCTTCCTGAGAAGTTTGATACTCATAGTAAAGCTGGCCGGATTGATCCCGGTCGACTGTCATCTTGTTTGGCATCAGAGGATAAAGCGCGATGACTTCACCTTTACCATTTCGGATGATCTGTGCATAAGCGTTCCCCCAGAGAAGAAGGTGGGTCATCAGCGTCTCCCGGAAAACAAAAGAGGTCATCTCAGGATTTGGCTCGTCATGCAGAACCTGATACAGCGGGTGGTCTGTAGCTTTCTCTTTTGATCCTTCCTTGGTGTATCGGTAAAGGTGAAGGGGAAGCCCAGCCACAGCTTCAGAAAGGATTCTGACGCAGGAGTAGACGGCGGTCATCTGCATGGCAGAACGCTCCGTCACTGCTTTTCCAGACGTCGTTCCTCCAAAGAAGAAGCGGTACATGCTTCCTGAGGTGGAGTCTTTTGGCTTGTCCCGGCTTTTGAATTTTGAAAAGATACTCATTCATACCTCCATTAAATAAACAAAATCCCTCTGCTGTCATAGACCGACTCCCCAGTATCGTTTCCGCAGCGGATTGCCCGGTCTAACGCCATAACTAGAGCGACGGCTCCGTCGATCTTCTCGGTTGATTTCTCCTTATCCATCTTGATGTTTCCAGCCGGATCTGTCCGGACGTAAACGTTATCCATCATCCACCGGAGGACCGGATGGCCGCCATGGGCGATTTTCTGGTCCAGCGTCAGCCGCATCAGCTCCTTGGTGGGACTGCTCATGGAGCTAAACCCTTGGCCAAATGGCACAACGGTAAAGCCCATGCCTTCCAGATTCTGGACCATCTGAACCGCTCCCCAGCGGTCGAAGGCAATCTCTCTGATGTTGTACTTTTCTCCAAGGCGCTCGATGAATTTTTCAATGAAGCCGTAGTGAATGACGTTTCCTTCGGTTGTCTGGATGGCGCCTTGCTTTTGCCAGAGGTCATAAGGAACGTGATCTCTTCGGACGCGCAGATCCAAGGTATCTTCTGGCAGCCAGAAGTAGGGGAGAATGACGTATTTATCGTTCTCATCTTCCGGAGGGAATACAAGAACGAAAGCGGTGATGTCTGTGGTGGAGGAAAGGTCCAGGCCGCCATAGCAGACTCTTCCATAGAGATCTTCCTCCTGGATCTTAAATGCGCAGGCGTCCCATTTATCCATCGGCATCCAGCGGACAGACTGCTTGACCCACTGATCAAGACGAAGCTGCCGAAAAGCGTTTTCTTCCTGGGGATTTTGCTTGGCAGATTCGCAGGCGGCTTTAACTTTGTCGATGCTTATGGTGACTCCAAGAGATGGGTTTGCCTTCTTCCAAACCTCAGGGTCTGTCCAATCTTCATCCATCGCGGCGCCATAGATCACCGGGTAGAAGGTTTCATCATGCTTTCTGCCGCTGAGGATATCTTCTGCTTTCTGGTGAAGCTCGTAGCAGATGGAGTTAACGTCGTTTCCAGCCGTCGTGATGATGAAGTGGAGGGGATTCTTCCTTGCATCCGATGTTCCCTTTGTCATCATGTCAAAGAACTTGCGGTCCTTCTGGACCCAGAGCTCGTCAAACACCAGGCCGGAAACGTTCACGCCGGACTTTCCCGCAACCTCCGCAGACACCGCCTTGTAGATGCTGTTGGTAGGGCGGAAGTGGATGGTTTTTCGGCTGGGCCGGATGTCGCAGTACTTGCTCAAGGTCTTATGGAGCTTCACCATGTCGCAGGCCACATCAAAGACTAAAGAGGCCTGGTCCCGGTCCGCGGCGCAGCCATAAACCTCAGCCCGCTGCTCACCGTCCGCGCACAGCATGTATAAAGCAACAGCTGCGGCAAGCTCACTCTTTCCACACTTCTTAGGAATTTCGATGTAAGCGGTGGTGAACTGCCGGTAACCATCTGGCTTAAGGACGCCGAACAGGTCGCGGATGATCTGTTCCTGCCATCCCATCAGGTGAAAAGGCTTGTTATAGAAGTCGCCCTTGGTGTGGGAAAGCTGCTCGATAAACATCACGACAAGATCCGCTGCTGTTTTGTCGTAATGCGAGCTTTCTGCCATAAATTTTGTGGGCTTGTATCTTTCCAAGGTTATTCCTCCAGGACAAAAGAAAAAGACCGCCGGAGCGATCTTGTGTATAAAAAACAAGAACAGGAGCCTTATCGTCTCCAATCTTTCTTACGCTTCAATCGCCTGATCAAAGGCGTCGAGCTCCTCGTTTGTGTAAAGGTCCGTCCAGTCGGCATCATCAGGTTCCTTCATGTAGAGGATCCGCTCTTTGTCATCAAATCTCTTTGGGTCCGTCTTGATTGCGCAAGGGTGAAAGCCGTTCTGTTGGAAAAGATCATCTGCAGACTGTTTGTATTCTCTGCTTGCTTCTACTGGGATCGTAAGGATTGCTGATCTTCCGTAAAAGTCTCTTTTCAGGTTCTTCCAAAGGTAAGTGAATTCGTTTCTTTCTGCTCTTGTCATGGTATTTTCCTCCTGGGTTCTTCGTGTCTTTGCTTTTTGCATGTACATATATCACTCTAAACCCTTGGAATAGCAAGCTTTATCTGGGAATAAGATCATTCTATCTTTAGTTATATTGATGGATCAGGACCGCGTAGGCGAGCTGGCTTGTTTCATCTTCCGGCTCGATGTCCCAGCCCCGGTCATAGCGGAGCGTCGTTTTGCTTTCAACGCGGATCTCCATCTTGCTGATTTTTCCGCATTCGATGCCGTAGCCCGAAGGTTCATCATAGTGTTTTAGTTCGTATTCTACTGTTTTCCCTTCAATTTCAAGCGTTCCTTTTTCCCACATGGCGGCCTCCTTATGCAATCGTAAACTCAATTCCGTTCTTTGTTTCTGGCTCGTTTGTTCCGAAGTGGTGGTCATTTTCTCTTGTAACAGTTTTGAGGGCTCCCATCTTCCAGGCGTTTTCGCAGAGCCCATAGATTCCATCCATCAGGCCGGTGCTCTGGTCGGTGACTGTGATGGCGTCAATTCCGGCTTCCAGGAGCGTTTCCGCGAAATCTTTCATGTCCTTAGGCCAAGGCAGGTCTTCGACCTCGAAGCAGTCGGATCCGCGATAGTTCATGTTCTGGTAGGCCCAGTAGGCTTTCATCGCTCCGTCTGTGTAAGGAAATTTGTTTTCCTCTTCGAAGGCTTTCATCAGGGCGGTTCCTTCGTCGTATTTTTCTTCGTCGAAAAGTTTGCTGCGCTGCTTCTTAGCGGCTTCTTTCTTTTCCTGGTAGTCTCTTACTTCTTTGTACATGCTTTCAAAATATGCGTTTTTCATGGTCTTTCCTCCGTTGTTCTTTGCTTTTCTTTGCATGTACATATATCACTCTAAAGCCTTGAAATAGCAAGCTTTATGTGGGTTTTTCTGCCTTTATTTTTCGCTACCTGTCAGGATGAAATGAACGTACTCTTTCCGGTGTTCTTCGATGTAAAGAACCAGATCGTAGTAGTCATAATCGAAGGCAATCCGCTGCACAGAGTTTGTGTCTAGCATGTTAGTTAAACCGCTTCGCTGGATGGCAAGAATCTGCTTCTTGATGGTTTCATTCATGGCATGTTCCTACCTTCCGTACGATATCTTCTCCAAAGATGACATTTAGTCCAGATCCGTTATCCCAGTGGACCAGGATGCTTCCCGTGTCGTCAACACCATAGACGGTGCCAAGCGTTCCTTTGGGCGGTGCCTGGACATCATCCATTTTGATGAGCTCAACTCTCGTTCCGGCTGGGTAGCCGGAGCGAAGAATCGATAAGGTTTCTTTTCCAATGATGCTCATGCGTTAGCTTCCTCCTTTGCTTCTGGGGTATTTCTAAACGCGGAGTTTCCGGATAAGTTCTTTAGAAGGATCTTCCTATCAAGTTTGTAATCCGGCCCGATAAATCCAAGGCGGAGAAGGAAGCAGCGGAAGGTGTATTTTTCGTTGGTCACCTCAAGGGTTCTGCTGCTGACTCTGGACTGCTCTTTGCTGAGCTTGCAAAGAAGGGTGATGAAGTCGGTGTAAGCTTTGATTTCATCCGGCTCCGGCGTTTCTTTAAACCATGGGAAGCTGACCCTGTCATCGTTTACGTCGATAGTAAGATCCTCAATTCCAAAGGACTTCTTGATGAGGCTTCCTTTTGCCTTAAGGAAATTGGAAAGGTTGGTGACATCGACCTCGCCAATTGGAATTTCAATGGTCAGGCCGGTGTCTTCTTCGGCGTTTTCCGTCTCATCTGGAGCATCAGGTTCATCCACGCTGCTGTCATCTTCCGGGGTGAAATCGACCTTCTCAAGTTCTTCTGCGATGTAGTTAAGCTTTTCTTCCTCCTCGCAGGTGACTCCGCCGTCTTTATCGATGGTGACATTTCCCACTTTGTATGCGCAGGTCGGCATGAACTGGTATTCCGATGTG